ATCCATGCTTGTTTTGAAGATATACGAGCAACTTGAAAACTAAAAGGAGACATTTTCGAGAAAACCGTTTCTGCGACTTTGGCCGCAAAACAATCTATCTTTGCAATTTCTCTTAAAACGTTAGAGAGACATTCATAACCCATTTGGAAGCCGTCATAATTATATTTTGTATGACTTGCTGCACCAGATATTAATCTTGCGGCTCTTTGTTTTAATTGGTAGTCTGTCATGGCTTGTTGTATTTGTTTTTCTACACTGCAAATATACAACAAATATATTGTACACAAAATATAATGTACAATAAAATACTACACTTTTATGTATTTTAACATTTTGGGCAAACAAAAGACTTATTCAAGTCTGAAATTTTGGTAAAAAATCGCCCATAGCAATAGGCAAAAGTCTGCATAGCACAAATCGTCCATTTGTTCGATGAGCCGGTCCAAGTTAGCATTTTTCATCGTCAAGAATCCTTTTTATGTCGTCCGGGGTGATGCCGAAGCACCGGGCGAAACGTTGAAATTCTGATTTCTTATCTTTGGGTATAAGCCCATAAAGCCGGTTGATCGGCGTGCGACTTTTCATCGCTGCGGATACCTGTTTTTTCCTCATTGTGCTACTTATTTATGGATTCGACAAATATATGATCATGATGATACGGGCCAGTCTTAATACTGCCCACAGCATAATGCTAAGGCCGGTTTCTGTTATGGTTATAATCCTACCCCGTTTCATAACCGATTCTTTTCCTTATTTCTTCTTTGCAGCAATCGCAGTCGCAAAGAAACAGTTTCACATAATCGAATACTTGTTCGGCTATATGGCCGCTCAGATAGGCGATTTCCTCGCCGTCGTGTTCAATTCCGTTCATATTTCCGAGGTCGTCTTCCATGTGCCGCATCTCATGCATGAAGGAGTTGAAGAATTGGCGGTCGCTGGAAGCCCTGCCTATAACCATGACGGTTGTACGATAGAGACAGTTGGAGTAGGTTACTCCCGTGTCCATGCGACCCGATTTCATATTTGCGCCGGCTTCTTCGAGCATCTTTTCGCTACAACCTATGCGCCTCATTCTTCTCAATATCTCTTCGGCATAATATCTGTCCACGGAATAATAGACATACACCTGCCAATCAAGTTCCGCTATGTGAAACTGTTGTCTTATCATCTTACATAAGGTCTCCCCAGTTGATGACAATTCCCTTATCCATGCAATCGGAAAAGAAATGTCGGAACGCTTTTTCTTCGCTGCCGTCCGGGTCGTCGATAAAGTCTTTGATGTGCAGGGCATGATATTGCTCGTTAGGGATCGAAGAACCGTAGTAATCGGCCAGACACATGTTCGCCACATATACGGCGTTATAACCATTGTCTTTTTCAAGTGTGATTCCGTATTTCTTCAACAATGCCTCTACTTCCTCTTTCGTCATCGGCGTTATTTTCCCGCTTTTAGTCTTCATTTTTGAAACGGCCCATTCGCACATTTTTTTGGAAAAGTTAAAGCCGTAGTTCGACAAATAGGCTTTCATGTCTTCCGGGATTCGGTCGTATATATCGAAACTTCTGTCCATTATTGTATTCTGTTTTTTTGAGAAAGGGCGGTTTTATCCGCCCTTTCTTCGTTTAACGATACCGGGAGTAGCGTCCGGTGCCTTTCACACCACGTCTTTCTCCCATTCTTTCTTCCATATCGCCGCGAACGCGATAATAATCGTCGTCGCCCCGATAACCCATAGATGAACGGTCGCCTCCGTAAGAACCTCCGCGTTCTCCCATGTTTTCCATTTCATCGAAGAGGGTTTCCATATCTTCTTGAAGACACTTCCAGCTCTCCATGATGTTGCCTATGGCACGGCCTATGCCGCCTTCCTGACGGCGTTCGTGCCCTCGTTCGCTTATTTCCAGCATTCCCATAATCGTTTTATTTTGTGGTTTTACTACTCGTTTGGCTTTGTCGCAAAAGTAGGTTCTTTATATCGCCGATGTCGTTCTTCAACGAGCCGACCATGCTTTCAAGGGCCGTGATTTTCTCTTCCTGTTGCTTCTCTTTGGCGAATTGCGGATTCAGCTGTTTCAAGATTTCATCGCAACTTTCTACCACCGACTGGTGGTAAGGAACGCTATCGACAACTTGACGGCTGGACTGCATCATCGATTCCACCTCCGACAAAATGGCCTCTTTCTTGTCTGAAATGACCGCATTCGGATAGGAAAACAATTCCTGATTGGTCGGTATTTTCTGAAATTCCAATACCTCTTCCCCGCATTTGACCTTGACATCGAGCTGCATCTCCGGGGTTGTTCCGAAGGGCTGGGAGGGGTTGTAGGTCGGATATTTCGGCGTCGGATTCGTTACCGATTCGACCTGACCTATTTTCACAACGGGTTTTTCTCCCTTGATTAGTACATAGACGATATTGCCTTGCTTTATATTTCCAAACATTGCTTCTTCTTTTTAAGACAACCCCCGTTTAGGGGTTGTCGGGTTAGACTACGCCGGTCATTATTTGCAGCGTGTTGGTCGCTTTGTCAAACCAGAACTCATACACGCCCGTGCCCGGTATGTCGGCGGCTGTCAATGCCTCTCCGTTGTACTTGGTAACCGATTGCGTTACGCCGTTCGTCTCGAACAGGACGGGTAATGTCCCCGTCGTGCCCGTCGGTACGGCCTGTGCGATGTCGATATAGATTGTGCCTCTATACCACGCATTTACAAAGGCATGGTTGGCAAAGGTATAGACGACATTCGTTGTGCTTACGGTTACCCCGGTCGTGGCTATCGCCGCCGAGCCTCTGCGGTTTACGAATTGGAAAGGATATGTTGCCATAATAGCCTCCTTCCTTTTACCCCCAAAAGCCGTTTCCGACTCCATAGGGATTGAAACCGCCGTATAATCCGTATTGCGCTGCTACACAAGTCGGAACGCCGACAACCGGACTATATGGCACTTTGGCAACTTCGGGCTGATTGCACTCTATTTTGGCAATACGCGCGCTCAGGTCTGCCAAAGCGTTGTTCACCGGGGCTATCGACTGTGTGGTTACCTGCGCGAAGTAGGCGTTTTGGTGTTCTTGGGACAGCTGGGTCGTCAGGGCCGCATTCTTGGCTCTCTCCGCATCGATCTTGTCTTGAAGTACGCGGGTTTCGGCTGCGTCGAGTTTGGCCAGTATGGCTTGTGTCTGCGCCAACGTTGCATCTTTCAGGTTCTGCGTGTTGGTATTCATCGTGTTCGTCAGCGTGTTCGTCTGGTTACAGATCGCCAAACGGTTCTCGCAGCAACAGTCGGCGATTTGTTGGGCTATGCCCGTATTCCCTGACTGAATGGCATTGATAACCTGCATTCCGCTCATGCCTACTTGGTTGCCGACGCTTTGTAACTGCGTCATAACGCCGTTGATCGATTGCTGTATCTGGCCGACAGAGCAGTTCAAGTTCGTGGCCAGTTGCGAAATCGCGTTACCGTTACCCTGTATGGCCTGCATCAAGAGTTCTCGGCCGGCATCGTTGTTGATAAGATTGGGCAAGCCGTTCGATCCATTGCCGCCAAAGCCGTTACCCCAGCCGCCATTGCCCCAACCCATGAGGAAGAACAAGAAAATGACCCAGATAAACCACCCGCCTTCGCCGCCGAAACCGCCGTTGTTTCGGTTCATTGCAAGCAACAGGTTCGGATCAAGGCCGCTTTTCTGCAACAATGGGGCCAGCATGCCCAACATTCCTGCTCCACTACCGGCTGCGCCTGAATCCGGCGTGTAAATGACTGTTTTCGATTCCATATATATGTTGTTTTTATGTTATGACCGGACACTATTGTCGGTCATAACAAAGCTACCAAACACATAATTCATTGGAAAACAGTTATTTCAAAGAATAATCAAAGTATCTGCAAACTTTCTTCCCGGTCATTTCCGAGTATCTTCCGTATTCTTTCGTAAGAAATGCGCATCATGCGGTTGTATTTCAAACGGTCGTCGAAATTGCCGAGCATGACGAATACGGACCGTTGGGACAAGCGAAGCCTTTCGGCTATTTGCGATTTATAAAAACCCGCATCATATAACAATTTCGCAAGGATATAACGGGCATCGACAACTTCTGCCTTTGAGCATTTCGAGACAATCATTTCTTGTGTCAGGTCGGTCTCCCGACTTACCATTTTTAAAATGTAGGCAAAGATTTCTTCTTTCATCGCTTGATTATTTTATTTTTATATATACCTTTGCCATAACCACACATATTATAAACACAAAAACACCGTTCTTACAAATGGCAAAGACTATAAGCCCCCGGCCTTTTGTAAAAATGGTGTTCTAAAATATGTGTGGTAACTTTTTTAGGAATGAGGGGGCTTTTTTTATTCCCCTATATTTTTTATCTCTTCAAGAAAAGCCGTGCGGCTAACCAAATGACCGCGCCGGATATGAGTACGAGCATTATGTTGCCCAGCCATATCCTCATTTGAGTGAACCACCCCATCGGCTTTTCCACGGGGACGACCTTAGGTATGACCTTTTCCCGGTAGATAGTCGTGTCCCGGACTTGTACATATAGTTCTTTCGGAATGGTGTCGGTGCGGGGTTTTGTCTCGAGGGAGTGATACAGAGAACCGTCGGCCATGATGCGGGCGTCGCTTATGGCGTAGTCGTTTTCGAGGTGGGACATGGAATCCCGTACCGTCGTCGATTCCTTTTGCATCGGGACTTCGACAAAAAGGGTGTCGGTTACTTTTATCTCCCGTACCCGCTCCTCTACCCGCACGCTGTCCCGTGCCTCAACCACTACCACCTGCCGCCCCGTCCGGCACGACGAAAACAACACCGGTAACACCATACATAAAAATATCTTCTTCATATCAAAAAAATAGCGGCAATCCCTACATATTGGAATTACCGCTATTTATTATAATATAAAAGGTACAATAAGCACCTCTATGGCATCGCGAAATATCAGATATGAAATGACTCTATAATATCTTTCCCTATAACAGGTGAACGATAAAGCAACGACTTTACTCTCTCTAAATCCTCATCTTCAAGCACCCCTATATATTCCGCCTCACACTCAATGCGACTCTTAGGTAGAATCTTTACCATATAACAATCAATATACCTGTATTGCCCGTCCAGAAACTCATACTTATCCGGATAGATACAATACTGGTAAGGAGCTATCACATGAGCCAAATTAATATTCACCGAGGTATTTATCAAGGAGGTCGCAACAAAATTCCCCTCCTCATCTACCCCAACAATGACAAAGTATTTCAATCGGGAAGTCTCTCCAAAACCTTTCGGCATCACACCATCTTTCCGATAAAACACAACCTTGAAAATGCTCCCCGCCCTTATCTGCATCGTTTTCAGGGATTCTATATCTTTCAGCTGCATATTATCCTAAATAAGTGTCAAGTTCCAGCGACTGGCTCAAATAATCCAATATTTCCTCCGAGGCACCGCCCTCTTTGGCAATATTCACATAATCCATTTTATGATTAGACGCATTCCGATAAGCGCGCGCCCATTCTGCCCCATGAGTTTTCGACATGATTTCGCCAAAATTCATATGCGAAACCTCTGCAATAGCCTCGTCCAGACACTCTACATTCGACTGCGACAAACAATCCATGTCAGGCGATTGATTCGCCGAATAATACTCGTTCTTAAAATCTATCGACATGGATATTATGTCCAATGCCCTGTCATCGCAATATTTATAAGCCTCCCTTTGACCCCGCGACACCTGCAATATGTCATATACAAGAGACGGAACAGGGCCAAACGGCAATGCCACAATATCATCTCTGAACATGGGTATGCCCCATTTAACAATGTGTTTCTTTTGAGCATAAAATGCCGTCTTCACGATATAATACACATCATGCAAATCCGAAGGCATATTATTTAAGATATAAAGCAATATAGCCTTTATGTGGCGTATCTCCCAATCAGGGATTCTCCTTATCTCTCTCATGTCATTTATCGGGATTATCTGTCGCAAAGATATACACATTCATTCGATAAACAAGTAAATTTATACTTTGTTTTCAATAGCAACATTCTATAAACCAAACTTCAAGGTACAGCCCTCTCTATTTTTTGCGGTAATTCCAAT